AAAGCTCCTGCATGGGCAAAGAATGCTGTACCTACTGTTAGAGGGTGGCAAAACCCAAAGACTGGTGAACTTCTGTTAGCCCGTAAACACAGTGTGCGTCAAGTAGAAGAGTGGCACAATAACAACAAAGTAGTTGTAGAAGCTAATCCAAAACTTACTCCTGCACCTGCTCCTATTATTGAAGCAGACCCTGTTGTAGAAGAAGTATCACCTACTGCTGAACCTTTGATTGAAGCTGATCCTGTTGACCATGACCATAGCAATATGACTAAGGCACAACTGGTAGAGCATGCTGCTGATGTACATGGTTTAGAACTTGATACATCTATGACTAAAGCACAAATGATTGAGGCTATTGAATCTATTTAAATAATGAAAATTCTCAGTGAAAAAGTAGCAGTAACAGAAGAAAATTATCTTATTGTTGCTGCTAAACATTATAATAATCCTCAGTGTTCCAGTACTGATGAATTCTATGCTGATCTTGATCGTATCAAGTACATCAAAAGAATTATCAATCGGTATATTGAAACAGGTGATTTATCAGAGAGATTATTATTAAATCATATTATTGTATTCTGTAATGTCTTTGGTATTGAAATTGGCGTGAAGATGATGGCAGTAAAGTTGGAGTATAAGTACTGGTCTGTCATCAAAACCATTTTAGTATTCTTAAAGTATATTGAACCTACTGACTTGATTGGTATTGATATGGATGCAAACGTTATTAAAATTCTTAGGAAGATTTAATGTCACTTTCTACAGTTGCTGACAGTATATACACATACAGATTCTTGAAGTTGTTAGTAACACCTTTTGAGAAAACCGAAGCCTATAAGCTAGGTCTTATTGATGAAAAAGGCAAGCGTACTGACAAGCCTGTCTCTACAAGTGAAGAAAGAAATGCGTTTAATCTGTTCCATAGACTTGTATTCAATATCAAAAAATTTATTGGGATGCTTCCCGGTGGGCAGATGCGCCCCCCACTTACATCCTATGCTGCTGCCTTAGTTTTACTCAAAGAAAACTACGGAGTAGATACTAATCTGGTTCTTTCTGAAATGAATTTACCTGAAGATATGGAAGGTGAAATATCTTCTCTGGTAGAACAGTATTCAGAAGATGAGAACCCCAAAAAGAAGAAAAAGAAAAAGCCTGTTGAAGAGTTTGGTACGACAACTGCTGATGTTGCTCTGCCCCCTGCACATATGAAGTTTAAGGCATTTGTGAGACGCAAAAAGGAAAAGTAGATGTTCGCACTTCTTGGTTCTGTTCTAGGTTTCGGTACTTCCTTTGCTCCAAAGATTTTGGAGACAATTAATAAAGGTCGTGAACAAAAGCATGAACTTGCTAAGATGAAAGCATCTGCTGAAATCAAAATGCAGATGCAAGATGCTGAGTTTGATCACCTACAAGACATGGCTCACCATGAAGAACATAAACGTCTAATCGAACATGATATTGCTATCTCAAAAGAAACAGGGTTCTTTGCAGGACTTAAAAAAGGTGTGCGACCAATCATCACATACTGTTTCTTTGGTTTCTTCTTATTTTACAAAACAGTGTTAGTCATGGAAGCTTTGCGTAGTGGTCAGAACATTTCAGATATTTCGGATATTATCTGGGATGAGCAATCACAGGCAATCTTTGCAGCTATCATTTCATTCTGGTTTGGATCAAGGGCTGTAGAAAAATTGAAATAGGGATATTATGTGGAAATCTTTGAGTGAAAAATATGACATTAGATATACTTTTTTAGATATTGATGATGATTTATTACATAAATTAGAAGATGATATTAGAAAAAGAGGTGATGAAGTTTATAGAACTTCAAATGTAAAAGCTGATATGACTGACTGGAAAACGGAACTTAAATCATTCTTTAAACTAGAGTCAGAAATTTCAAAAAAAATAAACAAAGAGATAGTGTACGACAACCATTGGGGATTGATTTATAGAGATGGTGACCATGCTATTCCACATAGCCACGGAACTGAAACTCAAAAAATTCTTGACGGGGAATCTCCACCTGATATGTCATTTATTTTTTACATTAAAACCCCTGAAGGATCAGGAATTTTGCACTTTATAGAAGAAGATATTTATGTAGAACCTGAAAAAAACATGTTAATTGTTTTTGATTCAAGAGTTATGCACCAAGTTTTTCCCAATACAGTCTCTGGTATTGAGAGGGTTGCAACAGCAGTAAATATATTTTTTTTAGTTGACAATGTGCAAGAAATAAGATAGTATAAGTATATTACTATTTTTAAAAATCCATACAAATTAAGAGGTGCGTTCTATGACAACTAATAGTCTAGACATGAGGGATTTCTTGTCCCAAACAAAATTCTATGAAGCATATTCCAGATACATTGACGATGAAAACAGGTATGAAAGTTGGGATGAATCTGTTGACCGTGTAATGGCAATGCACAAAGACTATTATAAAGATAGAATGTCCACTGAACTTATCAATGAAATGGCAACTGCCTCTAACTCTTATAAAGAAAAGCGTGTTCTTGGTGCGCAACGTGCTTTGCAGTTTGGTGGCGATCAGTTGCTGAAGCACCAGATGAAAATGTATAACTGTACTTCTTCCTATGTAGATCGTGCTGCTTTTTTTGGTGAGTATTTTTATATTCTGCTTTGTGGTGCAGGTGCAGGTTTCTCTGTACAGAATCATCACGTAAATAAACTACCTATGGTAACTGACCGTAAGAAGCAAGCAAAAGGTTATGTTGTAGAAGATAGCATTGAAGGTTGGGCTTCTGCTCTGGATGTTCTTATGTCCTCTTACTTTGTCGGTGGTGGTGTGCATCCTGAGTTTGAAGGTCGTCGAGTATTTTTTGATATGACGAATATTCGTCCAAAGGGTGCAAAGATTTCTGGTGGGTTCAAGGCTCCCGGTCCTGATGGTCTGAGACAGGCACTAGACCGCATTGAATACCTTATTCAAGGTCTTGTAATGAATGCAAAAGAACCTGTACAACTCCGTCCTATTCACGTCTATGATATTGCCATGCACTGTGCTGATGCTGTGTTGTCTGGTGGTGTGAGACGTTCTGCTACTATCTGTCTGTTCTCTCCTGATGATACAGAAATGATGAATGCTAAGACAGGTAACTGGTTCACAGATAATCCACAACGGGCTCGGTCTAATAACTCTGCTGTGATTGTTCGTAAAGAAACCACAGAAGAACAGTTTATGAATATCATGGAAAGCATTAAGCAGTTTGGTGAACCGGGATTTGTATTTGTAGAGTCTACTGAGCATACCACTAACCCATGTGTAGAGATTGGTAAGTATCCTGTAGCAATTGAAGAAGATGGTACAAAGACTTCTGGTTGGCAGGGATGTAACCTGACTGAGATTAATGGTGGTCTTTGTGTAGATGAAGAGTCATTCTACAAAGCCTGTGAGGCTGCTGCTATTCTTGGTACACTACAAGCAGGATACACAGACTTCAAATTCCTTCCTGATACTACAAAGAAAATCTTTGACCGTGAAGCACTTCTTGGTGTGTCTATCACAGGATGGATGAATAACCCGGAGATTTTGTTTGATGAAAAGATTCTGGAAAAAGGTGCCAAGATTGTTAAAGAGACTAATGCTAGAATTGCTAGTCTTCTCGGTATTAATGCTGCTGCTCGGACTACTTGCGTTAAACCTAGTGGGAATGCTTCAGTCTTATTGGGAACAGCAAGTGGAATCCACGCTGAACACTCTGAGAGATATATTCGCAACATTCAATTAAATAAAGAATCTGAAGTTGCACAACTCATTGCTAAAACTAATCCACACATGGTAGAAGATTCTGTATGGTCTGCTAGTGGCACCGATTGGGTAGTATCTTTTCCTATTACACCAAAGAAAGGTTCTATTCTCAAAGACAAATTGATCGGCACAGATCATCTTGAATTGGTTGCTAAAGCACAAAAGCATTGGGTAAATACGGGTAAGAATCCAGAACTCTGTGTTGACCCTACAGTTTCTCATAACGTTTCTAATACTATTCTAGTAGAGGATTGGGATGATGTTGCACGATATGTTTATAGCAATCGGGATAATTTTGCTGGTATTTCTTTCTTGTCAACTTCTGGTGATAAGGATTTTAATCAGGCACCGAATACTGAAGTTATCGACGCTGAAAAAATGGTTGAAAAATATGGAGTGGCTTCTGTATTAGCATCTGGTCTTGTTGTAGATGGTCTGCAAGCATTTAGTGATCTTTGGATGGCTTGTATGACTGCACAAGGCTTTGGTGAAGATATCTCTGCTGAAAACTCTAAGAACACACTGAAGAAAGATTGGGTGCGTAGGTATACTGCATTCGCACATAAATACCTTGAAGGTGACTTGAAGAAAACCGAATACTGTTTGAAAGATGCATATCTGATTCACAAGTGGGAAAAGATTAAACGGTCTTACACTCAAGTAGAATGGATTTCTGAATTGTCAGAAAAGAAGTTTACTGATGTTGATACTCTTGGTGCTGCTGCGTGTAGCGGAGGCGCATGCGAGATCGACTTTTAAGTAGAAAGGAAAAACTATGGATATGAATGAATCCAGTCTATCTAGAATTTGGAGACACACTCAAGATCATACTACG